TTTTGGCAAAAAACTCTGCAATCAGGCATGGATGCATTAAGAAGTGTAGTAGAAGTGGCAGGAGATAAGCTTCAAGGGTTAGATAGAGATGATTTTCTAGCCGTTGTACGGACTGTTAGCCCAGCATCTGCTCTATTGATAGAGCAAGGTCTAAAGAGTATTCCGGGTAAATCTGATTTGACCCAAATGATAGACGATGTAGCAAGTGGAAAAATTGCGCCTCCCTCTCAAGAGAAACCAGAACCACCTTCTCCTCCGATTGACCCTAATACAGGAAATATAGTTGGGACGGATATAAAGCCAGATGGAAGCAAAGCTCCTACAAATAAAAAAAGTGAAGCTGATCCAGAAGAGGGAACTCCCAGTGATATGGATGTGTATCTGAAGACTGCTTCGCCAGAATCAATACAAGCGCGTATTAAGGGATATAAAGCTTCAAGGCGCGCACAAGAAACAAGAGATCCTTTTTTAGATCGTACTACCGGAGCTGATGCGCTTACATCAAGAGCGGCTGGAGAGAGAATAGCGACTCAAAAACAGGCTTACGGTGGTGGTATGGGTGGTCCTGCTCCGAAGCCAGGAGATTTTGCAGGCCATGATATGGTCACGGGAGGAGGTTCTAATCTAACCGAAGAGGGTCAGAAAAAATTACAAGAGTCCTTTGAAGAAAAAGGATTATATGACTTACCGGATACAAGCGCTTTTCCAGGTGCGGGAGGAGGTCCAGAACTTCCCGTGAGGAGTATGCAATTTATAGATGAAAACGGAAATGGTATTGATGATAGGGACGAGCCTGCACCTACGCCTCAACCAACTCCTCAACCAGCACCAGCTCCTATGCCATTTCCTACACCTCCCCCTTTGGTTCAGGTGGACCCGTTTGAAGGATTTGGCTCGTCCTATATACCCCGAAATATTATAGGCCAGTCTTTTGATCCCTCGGCGCGAGAGGATTACGAAAAACAAATGCAGGCAGTGAGAGCGCGAATGATGCAACCGGGTGGAAACATAGCGGGATCTGAATACCCAGTACATCAAATGCCGATAATGGCTACGCCTCAAACGCAATTTGGTGGGTATGGACAACCAATGCCAACCGCTCCATTGCTTCCATACGCAGGACTCGCTGCTCCAAGGCAACCGTTCGTACCATTTTCTCCTGAATCAAAAGATTAATGGATTCAGTTGCATTAGCTTCTTATATCAATAAGAAGCTCAGACAATACGAAGAAGGCCATATGGATTATTTATCCTCTGGCGCTATAAAAGATATGGAGGAATACAAGTTCGTTATGGGTGAATTATCAATGCTTCGCACCCTGCGACAAGACTTAAAAGAAGCGTTGCATATTGAAGGAGATATCGATGAGTGAGCCACAAGTGGACACCGTCGCAACGTCGTCTATGAAAGACGCATATATAAATGAAGACGAAAGGGTATTAGACCCAACCGTGCTAGATAAATCATTAATTGAAAGAATGCCAGAACCTTCTGGATGGAGGCTATTAGTGCTTCCGTACAAAGGTAAAGGCGTGACTGATGGCGGGATTCAATTGCTTGAATCCACAATGGATAAAGAGAAATTATCTACCGCTGTCTGTTATGTACTCAAGGTAGGCCCGTTGGCTTATCAAGATGCATCTAAATTCAATGGGGTTCCCTGGTGTAAGAAGGGCGACTGGATACTGATTAGCAGATATGCAGGAGCTCGATTTCAACTTGAGGACAATCATGAAGTTCGGATTATCAACGATGATGAAGTAATCGGAACTATTCTTGACCCAAATGATATTAAATCTGCATAGGTGAAAATATGGCTGAAGAAACACTAACCGAAGCTTTAGAAAAGCTGGATGATGAAAACATCGAAAAAGCTGCTCTTCCAGAGCCAAGGCGGGTAGAAGAAGAGACTCAGGAAGAATCTACTTTTATTGATCTGTCTGAAGAAGATGTGGAGTCTGTATCTCCGATAACAGACGATGAAGTTAAAGAAGACTTTGAAGACAGTAGCCCAGAGCCAGAAGGCGAAGAAATCTCTGAAACAGAGAAGAGAGCCAGAGGCGCTCAAAAACGAATTAATCAAGCGGTAGCGCAAGCTAAAGAGTATCAGCGTAGAGAGCTGCAGGCATTGCAGTATGCAAAAGAACTGCATGAACAAAACCAGCAGCTTTCCGGTCAGTTAATTCAATCTCAAACGAAATCCACTGAAGAGAACATGAAACTTCAGGAAGGCTATAAAGATGAGTTTGAGAACAGAGTGGAAGCTCAGGCCGCAGCGGCGAAGAAAGCACTAAAGACTGCTTATGATGCTGGAGATTCTGAGACTATGGCTGACGCACAACAGATGTTGGCGCAGGCTGAAGCGGATCGATCTTCTTTAAATCGCTATAAACAAGAATATGAAACTTATAAGACTCAATATCAGGATTGGGCTGAAGAGCAACAAGCGCAACAAGAACAGCGGGTTGAAAATATTCAGCAACCAGTTCAAGAACCTGTCTATGAGGAACCTTCGGTTAAGGCACAGGAATGGGCCGGTGAAAACGAATGGTTTGGAACTGACCAGGTAATGACCAATGTGGCGTTTGCTCTCCATCAGCAGGTTCTAGCTGAGGGCATTGACGCTGAGTCGGATGACTATTATAGTCAAATCGATAAACGTATGAGGCAGGAATTACCTCATAAGTTTACTAACGCAGGAGAAGACCAACCCGTCCAAACGGTCGTTTCCGGTACGCGCACAACAGGAACTGGACGCAATCAAAATAATCGTAGGATTGAATTAAGTCCTAGTGAACAGCAACTTGCTAAAAAGCTAGGAGTACCATTCAAAGAATACGCGAAACAAAAGATGAGGTTACAGAGATCATGAGTGAAGAAACAGGAAACGGCTCTAACAGAACGCCAAGGAATGCTTCTTCTCGGTCCACAGAGACTGCAAGAAGACCATGGACTCCACCTCAAGTGCTTGAGACTCCTGAAGCACCACCTGGAATGGTGTATCGATGGGTGAGAACCCACATCAGAGGAGAGGATGATAAAACCAATGTTCACATGCGATTCCGTGAGGGATTTGAGCCTGTGAGTCCCAAAGAGGTTGAAGGCTATGATTTGCCAACAATCGATGAGGGCAAACACGCTGGCACGATAGGCGTTGGTGGATTGATTCTCTGCAAGATTCCAAAGGAAACGGTGGATGAAAGGAACTCTCATTATGAGCGTCAAACGGATCAGCAGATGAAAGCTGTTGATAATGATTTGATGCGAGAAGAGAATCCTGCGATGCCTATCTCTAGGGATAGGAAGACTCAGGTTTCATTTGGCAGTCCTAAAGCATAGCTTTGGACGTTATTTTGATTGTGTTTACGGAGAGAATAAAAGATGGCGAATAATGATTCCCCTTTTGGACTCCGCTATGTGCGAAACCTACAAGGTAAGCCCAATAACTCCGGTCAATCTCGTTATCGTATAACCACTAGCGATCAAACCAATACGACTAATATTTACCAAGGTGACATTGTTACGCAAAACACCGCTGGTATTGTGACTCGTATTGCTAGAGCAGACGGTGGAAGCGCGACAAGCGATATTATCGTGGGTGTATTCAATGGTTGTTTCTATACAGACCCAACCACGAGTAAGCCTACGTGGAGTAATTACTGGCCTGGGAACGCAGCTACAGACGCAATTGCCTTCCTTTATGACGATCCTTTTGATGTCTTTGAAGTGCAAGCGGATGCTGCTTTTCCTGTTGCAGACCTCTTCGGCAATTTTGATATTGTCGATAATACTGGTACAGGAAGTACAGACAGCGGATGGTCCTATGTGGAACTAGATGTTTCGACGGGAGCTACTACAGCTACCCTACCAATGAAGGCGTTTGATAGTTCTGGTGACCCAGAAAATTCAGACATGAGTTCAGCCAATACCAACGTGCTTGTCACCATTCAGAATCATCTGCTTGGTCAGAAGCAAGTCGGTCTAGCTTAGGAGGTTAACTAATGGCGATTTCAAGAGCGCAATTAGCCAAAGAGCTAGAGCCTGGACTCGATGCTTTATTTGGTATGGAGTATTATCGTTACGAAAACGAGCATGCGGAAATGTTTGACGCTGAATCTTCAGGTCGAGCATTTGAAGAAGA